TTGTTCGGCTTGGAGTACGCTCGCTATGGCGAAGAGCACAAGGAAATCTACGAGACCGAGACTTCCGAGCGTTCGTTTGAAGAGGAAACCAAACTGTCTGGATTCTCGGCCGCACCGGTCAAGAACGAAGGCAGCGCGATGGCCTACGATAACGCGCAAGAAGCTTGGACCGCTCGTTACGTCCATGAGACTATCGTCTTAGGGTTCTCGCTAACCGAAGAGGCTATCGAGGACAACCTGTACGACAGTCTGGCTAATCGCTACACCAAGTCCTTAGCTCGCGCTATGGCATACACCAAGCAGACCAAAGCTGCTGCGGTTCTGAACAACGGCTTCAATACTGCCTACACGGGTGGTGACGGAGTTGCTCTGTTCTCGACAGCACATCCTTTGATCTCTGGTGGCACCAACAGCAACACGCCCGCAGTTGCGGCTGACCTTTCTGAAACATCGTTGGAAGCAGCGGTTATTCAGATTGCAGCTTGGACTGACGAACGTGGTCTGTTGATTGCAGCTAAGCCGAAGAAGCTGATCATCCCGTCTGCATTGCAGTTCGTTGCAACCCGTATTCTGGAAACGGAACTGCGCGTTGACACGGCAGACAACACGATCAACGCCTTGAAGAACAATGGCTCGATCCCCGAGGGTTACGCCATTAACCACTTCTTGACGGATACGGATGCTTGGTTCCTTACGACTGACGTGCCCAATGGTATGAAACACTTTGTCCGCGCACCTTTGACACAGGGAATGGATGGCGATTTCGACACTGGGAACGTTCGGTACAAGAGCCGCGAGCGTTATTCGTTCGGTTGGTCTGATCCGCTTGGGATGTTCGGTTCGCCCGGAGCATAATAAAATCAAGGATTTAGCTTGGTTTGGAAGAGCCACCTTCGGGTGGCTTTTCTTTTTGTGGGGTATATGATATAATTCTCCGTATCGTAACTAAGGAGATAGAATGGACACCACAAATTTACCCAAAACCCGACAAGAAGCTAAAGCCACAGGTGCCAAGTACTACTTCACTGGCGAGCCTTGTAAGCATGGGCACATTGCACCGCGCAAAACTAAAGGCTCATGCGTTGAATGTTTGAAAGTTGAATGGGAAAAAGCCAATACCACCAGAGCCGATTACTTCCGCGACTACAACAAATCAGAAGCGGGGCAACAAGCTAAGCGAAAGTATTACGAAGCAAACAAAGAAAACGTCATTGCGCGGGCACAGGCAAGACCAGACGAGGATAAACGCCGATATAAAAAAACTCATAAGGTCAACAACCCTGATATGTATAAAGAGATGACTAGCTTACGTCGTCGAAGATTTAGGGATGCCACGCCTAAATGGTTGACGGACACTCACAAGATGGAAATCAGGTTGAAATACAGGCTAGCTATTGAACTTAGCCGTGCTACTGGAGAACGTCATGCGGTGGATCATATTGTCCCCCTTCATGGTGAAAATGTATGCGGGCTTCATGTGCCTTGGAACTTGCAAGTTTTAACCCAAAAAGACAACTTGCTTAAATACAATCGCATGGTTGACACACCCCTCACAACCTGATAAAACACTGATATTCCGGGGTTAGCCCGGTGTATTAGACAGTCCCGGCTGACGACATGCAGACTAATACACCGATATCGCATGTGAGGATTACATGGCACGTACAACCTTCTCCGGGCCAGTAAAGTCGGATAACGGCTTTGAGGGCAGCTTCATCGGCACCCTTGCTATTACTGAATCCGGTAATACCATCACCACCACAAACACTGCAACCAGCGGCACGTATCAGCCTTTGGTCGTTGACACCACGATGTCTGGCGCGGGCGCAGACGGTGGTCGTACTAAATTTTCGATGTCTACCAACGTGGCGTTGGGATCGTTCTCCAATGCACTTAAAGCTGAAGTCACCTACGGTGCTTCGGGCCGCACGACCGGTCTTGGTTCGGCGTTTGTTGCTGAGTTGAGTCTTTCGGCAGGTACTTCGTCTGGTACATATGCACCCTTAGAGCTTGAACTTAACTGCGCTTCTGGTGCGTCTACTGGTACGACAACGTCGCTTATCTACGCTTCGGTCAACGGTACTGGCGCGGGCACGGTTGACACCAACGGTGTCTTCATGAACATCCAAGGTTTGACGGCTGGGGCAGGGAAAATGCTGGTAGCTGGTACGACCTTGGGCACTGCTTACGGCGGTCTTCGCGTTAGGGTTGGTGCTACCAACTACTGGATTCCGCTCTACGCTGCTCAGCCCACCTAATGGAACTAACCAAAGAAACCTTGCTGGAAGTCAGACAACAAGCCCTAGCCAAACGGCAGAACTTGTTTGAGATGCTCCAGCAAGCTAACGGTGCAATAGATATGGTCGATTACTTGCTTCAGAAGATGGAGCAAGAAAAACCGGAGCAGCAGAATGGCGACGATGCAATATGATGTCTTTGCGACCAAACCGCTTGAGTCTACTGGGGATTTTTTAAACCAGAACAACCTAGCGGTTCCACGCGCAAGGATCAAAACGATCTATGCAGTAAATGGCACTGATGCTGGGTCTGTCGTTATTCGTGATGGAAGCGCAACGGGTCCAGTTTTGTTAACAGTTAATACGGCGGCAAAAGTCAATGCTGGGTATACCATCATCCCACTCCCCGGCGAAGGTATTTTGGCTTCTGTTGGGTTGCATGGCACTGTTACAAATACCACGTCAATGGTGATCTTCTATGGCTAAGACTCCGGCATGGCAGCGCAAGGAAGGTAAATCTGAAAAAGGCGGACTTAACGCTAAAGGCAGAGCTTCATATAACGCAGCTAATCCGGGTAAGCCTGGGCTTAAACCTCCACAACCGGAGGGCGGTGCTCGTAAGAAGTCATTTTGTGCCCGGATGACGGGCATGAAGAAGAAGTTGACAAGTGCCAAAACAGCCAACGACCCTAACAGTCGTATCAACAAATCACTTCGTGCTTGGAAATGTTGAGGTAGCTATGGGACGCTTAAATAAGCCAGAAAAAGAAGGCTACATATACAGGTCGCCTAACCAAACCAATGCAAAAGATTTAACTCCTAACCCTAAAGAAGACGTAATTGCTTCAAATGAAGCTGATCTTGAAAGGATCAAAAAAGGGCTAGATCAAAAAACTAACCGCGAAGGTAATCGTGGTTATATGGATCGCGCTAAAACCCAAGAAGCTGCTGGTAGGGCGCTTTCACGAACTATGGGCCGTGCGGGTGCTGCCGAAGCTGCTTTTATGGCGGGTAGAGGTATTGGTGAGCTAATCGATAAAAATACTAACGTAGGTAAATACATCGATAAAGCCATCGACAAAGCATCTGTTCCGTCCGACAGGGTTAAGTTAACCAAAGAAGCACAAGAACGTGTAGACCAAGAGCAAGCTTTCAAAGATGTCGAAGACGCCATGCGTCGAGTTAAAAGGGGTGAGGATAAGGAATACAAAAAAGGCGGTAAAGTATCTTCTGCTTCTAAACGCGCAGATGGGGCCGCACAACGCGGCAAGACTCGTGGAAGATATATTTAGGTGCTAAATGGACCCGATTATTCTCTGGAATCTCATTACGTCTATTTTAGTAGGGCTTGTGATGTTTATGCTAAAAAACTCCCATGAGGAACAGCAGCGCATCCAGATCCTACTGAACAAAACGAGGGAGGAAATCGCTCGTGATCACATCACTCGTGCAGAAGTTAGGCAAGACCTTGAAAAAATTATGGAACGCTTTGATACAGGCTTTGAAAGGCTTGAAGCAAAGATTGATGCCCTCGCAAAGAAAGGATAGTGATGCCAGCAGTCAGCGAGAAGCAGAGAAGGTTCATGCAGGCAGTAGCGAACAATCCGAAGTTCGCAAAGAAAGTTGATGTCCCTCAATCCGTAGGCCGTGAATTTAGCAAAGCTAGAGGTGGTGAAGTGAAAGAATCTAAAGCAATGATGAAGAAAGAAGTTGGCTTTATGAAAGCCAAGGGTGCTCCTAAATCCATGATTAAACATGAGGAAGCTGAAATGAAAGGTTACAAATCAGGCGGTATGGCCGCAAGCAAGATGGGCGCAGTTAAGACCGCAGCTCCTAGCCGTGATGGTGTTGCTATGAAAGGCAAGACCAAAGGCAAAATGATCTCGATGGCCGGTAACAAAATGGCTCACGGCGGCAAGGTCAAGAAGATGGCCTACGGCGGTAAGGCGTGCTGAGATGATGGCCTCACGCGGGATGGGGGCGATTCGCGCCTCCAAGATGCCCAAGCCGGTTACTAAAGCTAGGCGGGATGACACCGATTTCACGGCGTTTTCTAAAGGTGGCGAGTCCCGTGTGAACGAAGCTGGCAATTACACCAAGCCGGGGATGCGTAAAGCATTGTTCAACAGCATAAAAGCTGGTGGCAAAGGTGGATCGCCGGGACAATGGTCAGCACGAAAAAGTCAGTTATTAGCTATGAAATATAAGGCTCGTGGCGGTGGATATCGAGATTGAAAGCACTATTTTTTTAGTGCATTAGAAATGGCGGAGTGTGATGTACCAAAAAGCTTTGCGATATGACGAAAGCTGTATCCTTGATCTACAAGGGTTTGGTATTCACTCTTTTTTGCTTCGTGTATACGACGTTTTGCACTTGCTATTTTTTGGTTTGTCCATTTGTGTCTATCCCCACCATAAATTGCGTTTTCTTTCGCGGAAACCCATCGCAGGTTGTTTACGTGGTTGTTTTTCCTATTACCATCTATATGGTCTACCTGTGGTAAATTTTCTAGGTTTGGTAAAAAAGCTAAGGCAACTAAACGGTGTACGTATCGACATTTACCCCTCCCAAGAGCAATACGTAAATAACCGGTTGTATGAACCCAAGCTTGAATTTGTGTCATCTTTTCTATACGTTTTCTATAGGTTAAATTTCGTTGTGGGATATCTGTCCAGTTGGATCTTACGTTTCCGTAATTACTTACTGAGTAACGTTCGTCAGTATCCGGGATACACATCCAAATTTCTTCCATTTCGTTCTCCTTTTAATGGATTATGATATGGCACTACGAAAAAGTCAAGAGTCGTTAAAAGCTTGGGGAGACCAACGTTGGAGAACACGCAGTGGCAAACCTAGCACACAGGGTTCAAAAGCAACTGGCGAGCGGTATCTCCCAGAGGCGGCAATCAATGCTCTTACACCTGCTGAGTACGCTGCGACAACAAGAGCTAAACGCGCTGGGAAACGCTCGGGAAAGCAATTCGTCAAGCAACCAAAAGGCATTGCTGCTAAAACCGCGAGGTATAGATAATGGCAACTAAAAAGTTTCCTGATTTAACAGGCGATGGGGATGTGACCAAAGCGGACATCCTCAAAGGTCGTGGTGTAGAAGGTTTTAAAAGCGGTAAATGGATTCAAGCTGCGATCAAAAAACCGGGAGCACTTCGTGAACAGCTTGGTATTAAAGGTAAAAAGCCGATTCCTGCGAAGATGCTTGATAAAGCTACTAAGGCTCCGGGCAAACTTGGGCAAAGAGCTAGGCTTGCTAAAACGCTCCGAGGAATGAAGTGACAACAACTTCAGGTACGACAGCTTTTAATCTCGATCTAAACGAGATTATTGAAGAGGCATTTGAGCGGTGCGGGATTGAGGTGCGTACTGGATACGAACACCGTACGGCTCGTCGTTCTATGAATTTGATGTTTACTGAGTGGGCTAACCGGGGCATTAATCTGTGGACGATTGAGCAAGGCACGCCTATTGCTATGACCACGGGTACTATTACGTACGCGCTTCCGGTAGACACAGTAGATCTCATCGAACAGGTTATTCGTACGCAGACTGGAATCCCCCAAACGGACATCAATATCACGCGTATCTCGGTGGATACCTACGCCACAATACCAAACAAGAACGCTCAAGGTAGGCCCATTCAGGTTTGGATCAATAGGCAGTCAGGGGTACTGACACCCACTGGATTAGCATCACCTACGATTAATGTTTGGCCTGCGCCAGATCAAGACAACTACTACACCTTTGTGTATTGGCGACTACGTCGTATACAGGATGCTGGTAGTGGTGCGAATATTCAGGATGTGCCGTTTAGGTTCATCAATTGTTTGGCTGCTGGGTTGGCGTACTACTTGTCACTGAAGATCCCCGAAGCTGCACAGCGTGTACCTATGCTGAAAGACATGTACGACGAGCAGTTAAGGCTTGCGCTAGACGAAGACCGCGAGAAAGCACCGTTGCGACTCGCACCCCGACAGTTGTTCTACTGAAATGCCTAATCGGTTTGCATCAGGTAAGTGGGCTATATCGCAGTGCGATAGGTGTGGCTTTCGGTACAAGTTGAAGGAACTACGTGGGCTTGTCATCAAGACTAAGAACGTCAATATTCTTGTCTGTAATAATTGTTGGGAACCCGATCAACCGCAGTTGCAGCTTGGTATGTATCCTGTGGACGATCCACAGGCGTTGCGGAATCCTCGCCCTGATACAACGTATCGCGTTGCCGGTCTAAACGGGTTGCAGATCAATACAACGACGACGCAACTAGGTAGCGGAGACCCCTCTGGAGGTAGTAGAATCATTCAGTGGGGATGGGCACCTGTGGGTGGGGCAAGATCTTATGACACAGGTTTAACGCCGAACAATCTTGTGCTGGGCATCACGCTAGGCACTGTTACTGTAAATGTTACATAGGAGTCTATGATGGACAAGAAAGACTTAGCCCAAGACAAGAAAATGATTGCTGGTGCAGTACACAAGCATGAGAAAGCCAAGCACAAAGGTGCGCCGCTGACTAAGCTTCGTAAGGGCGGTAAGACTAACGCCGAAATGAAGACTCTTGGCCGGAACATGGCTAAGATTGCTAATCAGAAATCACCTTCTTTTAAGTACAAGATGGGGGCGAAATGAAACACAGCAAAATGCCAACACCGGTGCCCGTTAAAAACACAAATAACGGTTACCCAAATAACATACCCAACACCCAGACGGTAAAGATCCGGGGAACCGGATGCGCCACGAAGGGCACAGGTGCTTCTAAGAAGATGGGCTAATGAACTACGCTACTCTTTTCAAAACGATTCAAGGTTATCTGGAGAACGACTTTCCGTCGTTTGTAGGTGCTGATTCGTCTGGATCGGGTACAGCGACGTTGACTACCAAACAGCAGATCGATACGTTTATTAAACAAGCCGAACAACGTATTTTTAATTCGGTTCAGTTCCCATACTTTAGAAAAAATCAGACTGGTACACTTACAGCCGGTAACAAATATCTAGCAACACCTCCAGGGCTTAATAACGATGGGGATTTTTTAGCGGTTTACGAACTTGCCGTTATTAATCCTACAACAGGGGATTACGAATACTTGCTAGATAAAGACGTAAGCTATATTCGTGCTGCGTACTCCAACCCTTCGACACAGGGCGTTCCCAAGTATTACGCATTGTTTGACGAAAATACACTGATTCTTGGCCCAACACCTGCCGCTGCGTACACGGTAGAACTGCATTATTTTTACTATCCCGAGTCCATTACCACCGCAAATACAACTTGGCTTGGTAATAACTTTGATTCGGCACTTCTCTACGGCTCTTTGGTTGAGGGCTACACCTATATGAAAGGTGAAGCTGATGTCATTGCCAATTACATGAAGCGATACGAAGAAGCCATGATTCTTGCTAAACGTCTTGGTGATGGTATGGAGCGTCGTGATGCTTACAGGTCTGGTCAGGTCAGGATGTCGGTGAACTAATGGCTTTTACTGGCAACTACACATGTAATTCCTTCAAGCAGCAATTGTTTGAGGGAGATTTTGATTTTTCTTCGGGTACGACACAGACCTTTAAAATTGCGCTGTACACCAACGATGCCACCCTTGATCAAACCACAACGGCTTATACGGCTACTGGCGAGGTTGTGGCTACGGGGTACACGGCGGGTGGAGAAGCCATCACTCCTTCACTTGCTATTGATAGTTCCACAGGCATTGCTTATATTGACTTTTCTGATGCTTCTTGGAGTGGTGCTTTCACTGCTAGAGGTGCTTTGATTTATCGGGTTACGACTGGTAATCCAGCAATTTGCGTACTTGATTTTGGTTCAGATAAGACTTCGACAACCACTTTTGTAGTTGAGTTTCCACCCAATACAAGCACGGGTGCGCTCATTAGACTTTCATAGGAGAACCAATGACCTTTTTTGCTGGTGTTAAATCGGACCCGCCTGTTGTGAAAATTACCAACACGAGACCGCTTGAGAAAGAACTGTACAAAATGATGTGGAACCGCCCTGAGTACAGGGTTGTTGCTCCGGGGGAGCATGTTGTCCATGAATTTTTACGTCAAGCTCAACCACCAGCAGGAGCATCCGTACTTGATCTCGGGTGTGGTACAGGTCGTGGGGCGTTGGCGATGGCCTTTTTCGGTGGCCTTGATGTCACGATGGTGGACTTTGCAGATAACTGTTTGGACGAAGATATTCGCCCTATGTTGGACACGCAAAAGCACTGTATGCGGTTTCTGGAGGCCGATCTCACACAGCCTCTGTCGGTGCAAGCAGTGTACGGTTATTGCACGGATGTCCTTGAGCACATTCGCCCGCATCTTGTTGATCGGGTATTGGATAACTGCCTAGCTTCTTGTCAGCATGTGTTTTTCCAGATCTCCACGGTTGATGATGTGATGGGGGATCTCGTTGGGCATAAGCTGCACTTAACTGTTCAGCCTTTTGCTTGGTGGTTGCAAAAGTTTATTGATCGTAAATGCGTCATTCATTGGTCTAAGGACGCAGGCGATAGCTGCATGTTTTATGTATCGAACTGGATCTCAGGTTCGGATGTTGTCAGTGCAGGTGTTGTTAACACCGAAGACGAAGTCATCAAGGCCAACGTCGCTCACAATATCAAACTAGGGTTTACACAGGTTCAGCCTTATCCGACTAACGACACGGAAGTCATGATTGTGGGTGGTGGACCTTCACTGGCAAGAACCTTTGACCAGATTCGTGAGCTTCGTGAGAAAGGCGTTAAACTGATTGCAACGAATAACGCTTATAAGTATTGTATTGACCGGGGCGTGATGCCCTCCGCTTTTGTCATGGTCGATGCTCGTGAGTTTAATAATCGGTTTATTGAACCTATCATCCCTGATTGTAAGTATTTTTTAGCTTCGCAATGCCATCCTTCGGTGTTTGATAAAGCACCAAAAGACAGGACTTACATTTGGCATACGATGGCGGATCTACTTTCGCCTATGCTAGCTGAGCAATATAAAACATGGTATCCAGTCCCTGGAGGCTCTACCGTATTGCTACGAACCATTCCCTTGTTTAGAATGTTAGGATTCAAGCGTTTTCATCTTTTTGGATGTGACTCTTGCCTTGAAGAAGGTGCCCATCATGCCTACGAACAGAAAGAAAATGATGGTCAAGCAGTACTCCCTGTAGGAGTCGGTGGCAAGATCTTCTACTGCAATCCCTGGATGGTTTCTCAAGCCCAAGAATTTATCGACACGATCAGATCCATCGGGGACGAGATCGAGTTAGAAGTTTATGGTGAAGGATTGCTTCGCCATATTTTGGAAACCGGCGCTTCCTACGCCGATTTGAAGGAGCTTTAAAATGGCTGCATCCGCATGGCAATTATATAACTCGGCCAAACGCTATATCGGCAACGGTACGATTACGTTAGGTGCTGGTGTTTTTAAAATGGTCCTGGCAACGTCTGCCAGTAATACATCCACGTTCACGCTTAGTACCTACGCGTCAATCACTAACGAGATTGCACAGCAGGGTGGCTATGTTACAGGCGGTCGGGACATTCCTCCGGCAACCGGTAAGTGGACGGTTGGGGCGTCGGCTAAACAGATGAAGTTCACGTATTCAACTATTGGTTTGACCTTTACCGCTTCTGGTACGGCGTTGGCTAATATCAAGTACGCGGTCATCCGTAATTCGACAGGCGCTACGGCAGGCAAGCTTTTGTGTTTTTGCCGTTTGTCTTCGTCACAGTTTACTGTTTCTTCGCCTAACACGCTTACGATCCTCCCTGCTGCAACCGGCGTTTTCACGCTGACCTAATAAAGGATTGCTGTGGCGACTGAAACCGGCTGGAGTCGGGGCAGTTGGGGTTCCTATGGCTGGGGGGTTGGGATTCTCATCACCCCGGATGTGGGTTCGCTTACGCTTGCTGGGGCAGCGCCTACAGACATTGTTGCTAGTTCGGTAACACCAAGCGTTGGTGCGGCAGTTCTTGCCGGTTCAGCACCTTCTGTTGTTCAAAGCACGGTCATAACTCCCGATACGGGAGCAGTGGCACTTCTTGGGTATGCGCCTGAAACAACAGGACAGGTTTCTGCTACGCCTTCGGCAGGTGCGGCAACTTTTGCCGGTGTAGCACCCACGATTACTGTTTCGGATAACCGAGAGATCACACCATCTTCGGGGGCCATTGGGTTCTTATCAGGATGGGGTATTGAAGGCTGGGGGCAAACGCCTTGGGACGGTGGCGGTGTTGCGCCTGTTATTCAACAGTCATTCTTTGTTACGCCTGCTACAGGCGAGCTTGCTGTTGCAGGGCATGTACCGACACTGCTAACCAACTTCCGCATCACTCCTGCGGCGAATGATCTCCTCTTTGTTGGGTATGCACCTACGGCTCAGACGGGCGGGATTATCACGCCATCAACCGGGGCGCTGTCGCTTGTCGGTGCTGTACCTACACAGGCACTTACTTCAAGTCCGGGCACTGGGTCGGCGGTTATTGCTTCACAAGCTCCGCTTGTTGATCGTGGTATTGTGCCAAGCACCGGTGCAGCCGTTATTGAAGGCTTCCCGCCTGTCTTTAATATTGGTCAGGATAAGATCCCTGACACAGGTGCAGCCGTCTTTGCAGGCCATGCACCAAGTCTTGTTAGAGAAAATGTAGTCGTACCGGATACCGGGGCGTTGTCTGTTGAGGGCAAGATTCCTGAACAGGCTATTACTTCGTCCCCCACCACAGGTGCGATAGTTGCTGAAGGATATGCCCCAGTTTCGTCAATCGGAACTATAATTACCCCAACAGGTGGTGCGGTTCTTGTAGGGTCAGCTCCGGTTGTCGTCGTAGGGGGCTTTGTTGTAACACCTGACACCGGTAGTTTAAATGTTGTTGGAAATGTTTCACCCTTTGAAGTAGGCTTCAGAATTTATCCCGATACGGGCGGAGCGATTTTTGTGGGTAACACTTCCACCGTTAGTAATCCCAACTGGACACCTGTTAATGATTCCCAGACACCCAATTGGGTGCCTGTAGCTGCGTAGGAGCATCAAAATGGCAAGCACATGGTCAGACCTTAAATTTGAGTTAATTGGTACGGGTGAGCAAAGTGGCACCTGGGGTACAACGACAAACGCAAATATTGGCGACGCTATCGAACAAGCGATTGGTGGAAAAGCTGATATCACGATGTCGAGTACTTCGATCACTATCTCACTTACCGATACAACCGCGCTCCAGAATGCTCGCGCTTTGTATTTAAATTTGACGGGCACTCCGGGCGGTGCGGCGACATTAAATGTACCTGCGGTACAGAAGTCGTACATTGTCTATAACAACACCACAGGCGGGTTTGCTGTAACCGTCAAGGTTAGTGGACAGACAGGTGTGTCAGTGCCCAACGGGAAAGTCATGGTGCTCTATGACAACGGCACGGATGTGGTAGATGCGATTACGCATCTAAGTTCACTGACGCTAGGTTCTGCGCTTGCGGTTGCTTCGGGTGGTACAGGTGTTGCGACACTAACGGCAAATAACGTCGTTCTTGGTAACGGTACTTCGGCTGTTCAGTTTGTCGCACCGGGGTCTGTCGGTAATGTACTGACTTCTAATGGTACGACTTGGACTTCGTCGGCCCCTGCTTCGACTTCTCCCGGTGGCTCCGACACGCAAGTCCAGTTCAACGACGGCGGCAGTTTCGGCGGCGACGCTGGCCTGACGTACAACAAGACAACGGATACCCTAACCACGAGCGTTGTCGTTCACGGTGCAGGCTCGGCTAGCGCACCTTCCATTACAGCCACCGGAGACACCAATACAGGCGTGTTCTTCCCTGCTGCGGATACGGCTGCGATTAGTACGGGTGGGACGGAGAGGTTAAGGGTTGATTCAAACGGTAGGCTTTTTGTTGGCGATACATCCGTTATAGAAGATGCAAAGTTTGAGGTTGTTGGCGCTAAATTCTACACAGTAGGTATTCCTAGGGCGCAAATTGCGGCAGTTGACAGCACTGCAATTGCCACTGGAGTAGGCGGTGCAATTAATTTTGTCGGTAAATACACCGGCTCAACTTACACAAGTTTTGGTTCTGTTGAGGGTTACAAAGAAAACGCAACGGACGGAAACTATGCGGGATCACTAGTCTTTAAGACTAGAGCAAATGGTGGTAATCAAAACGAGCAAATGCGGATCGACTCCTCCGGCAACTTGCTGGTTGGGACCACCTCTGCCGTCACAGGCAGCAAGCTGGTTGTAGACACGGGTGATGCGACGATCTACGGAGTCCGGGTAGGCCGTGGCGCGGGTGCTGTGTCCACCAACACTGCGGTGGGTGCGAGTGCGTTGGCGACGAATAGCACAGGCTCACTCAACACTGCTGTTGGGTGGCAGGCTCTCTTGGACAACACTACCGCCTCTGGCAACACCGCTGTTGGTTATCGTTCTTTAGAGAACAGCACTGCTTCTGCCAATACTGCGGTCGGTGACAGAGCGCTTGTCTCAAACACCTCTGGCGCAAACAACACCGCTGTTGGAACACAAGCACTTACCGAAAACACCACTGGCGCAAACAACACCGCTGTTGGGTATCAGGCGTTGGATCTGGCTACTAGTAGTGACAATGCGGCATTTGGAGCTGCTTCACTAGGTGCTAACACCACAGGAAGATATAACGTGGCAGTTGGAGCTAATGCGGGTGGTAGTGTAACAACGGGTACTGACCATGTATCTCTTGGTTTTAACGCTGGCAACACTGTAACCACTGGTTCATATGGTGTTTATATAGGTTCTGGAGCAACGGCATCGGCTTCTTCAGCAGGTAGCGAAATAGTAATATGTCATTACAACGCAACAGGCAAGGGATCAAACACAGGGTATATGGTTCCGGGATCTGGGGGTATGTACCAAGGCAATAACTCCTCTTCATGGTCAACCACCTCAGATCGCAGGCTCAAGAAGAACATCGTTGATAACAATGAAGGTTTAGATGTTGTAAGCCAGATTCGGGTTCGCAACTTTGAGTACCGTTTGCCGGAAGAGGTTGATGCTGAACTCAAGCCAACGGATGCTGTAAAAAAAGAAGGCATCCAACTTGGCGTCATCGCTCAGGAACTTCAAGAAGTCTGCCCTGACTGCGTGAAGGAAGAATCCACCGGCGTATTGTCAGTCGATTCCGATAACGTGTTTTGGCATATGGTTAATGCGATCAAGCAATTGAAAACCGAACTCGACTCGGTGAAGGCCGAGCTTGCAACCCTCAAAGGAGCTTAATGATGTCTGAAGTTATTGAAATCCCCGCAAAAGAAGAGCTTGACCGTCACTTTTCAGCAATGGGTGACTCGGTTGATCTCATCAACGCTATTGTGGCTGGTCAGGTTAATTTCACCGCAGAAGAAAAGGCTGACTGCCTTGATAGGAACGTCAGACACCTTGAGATCATGAAAGCTAAGGGATGGTTTGACGGGTATGACATGTCGGCTGTTGATGCGGCGATTGCGGCGAGTGCGGCTTATCAGGCTTCCCAAGCATGAAAACACTAGACTTTAACCTGACCGTGGAAGAGGCTAATCTGATCATGCAGGCACTGGGCAATTTACCTTATGCACAGGTATCAGCTTTAGTGGACAAGCTGCGTGAACAAGCCAAGCCTCAGTTGGAAGAGGCGTAATGGATGACAAGACCCACGAGTTAGCCGTTCTCAAGGCGCAAGCCAGAATCAGGCTAGAGGAACTCAAGGCTCAGGACTCAGCCAAGGAAGTTGCTGGTAAAGCGATTGGCGAAGATGGGCTACTTTACATCTTCCTGATCGTACTTGTGGGTGTTGGTGCGTCCCTCTTTTTAGAAGGCGAGAAGATCGCGGCTGTCATGGGTTTGCTTGGCGCGTCATTGACCGCTTTGATTCAGATGCTTAACGGCATCGCCGGAACCGCGCCCAAGCAAGAAAAGCCAGAGTTTGAAGTCATCAAGGATCTTATCCATCGTCTTGACAAACTAGACCGTGCCGAGCAACCCATGCAAGTGGATGTAGAAGGCACTAAGGTAACAGTTAAGAAGGGCCAAGATGTTGTAACCGCTAAGGGGTAGTCATGCTTTCACTGTTATCAACGCTTGGCGGTTTGCTGATCTCGGGCCTGCCTAAGCTGCTTGATTACTTCCAAAACAAAGCCGACCAAGCCCATGAGCTTGAGTTAGCAAGGATGCAATCGGAGCGCGAACTAGCCTTAGCCAAGGAAGGTTTTATAGCCCAACAGCGGGTGGAAGAGATCCGCACAGATCAGATTGCCATGCAGACTGACGCTCAAATGACAGTCGCTGCGCTAGACCATGACAAGATGGTGATGGAGAAAAGCTCCCGGTGGGTTGTTAATTACATCGGCACTGTACGTCCTAACGTCACTTACTTGCTGATCCTTGAACTGATTGCTGTTAATGCGGTACTCGCTTATTACGTTTGGCACCACCCCCACCTTGTCCAATCTATGGACGACCTGATCAAAGTTGCCGAGATTATCTTCTCGGACGATGAGATGGCGATGATAGGTACTATACTAGGGTTTTGGTTTGGCTCTAGGAGTTGGGGTAAAAAATGACTATCGGCGTATACGCAGTTGTTAACAAAATCAACGGGAAGGCTTATGTTGGAAGCTCGAAACAGGTAGA